GATCAACGAAAAGACGTTGAGCGGCAACGTGTGCAAGGTGATGTACGCAGACATGGCGTTTCCCTTGACGACGCTTTACTTTTGGCCGCGGCCGTTGTTTGCCACTGGGCAGATCAAGGTGCAGCTGGGCACGTGGGTTCCGTTGACGGAATTTGCTGATCTGATTACCAACTACAGCTACCCTCCCGGTTATGATCGGGCGCTAAAGTACAACCTGGCCATGGAGCTAGCGCCTAGCTTTGGCATGGTGCCAACGCCGGCCACGATGCAGATCGCGGCTGAGTCCAAAGCTGCTATCCGGATGCTGAACGGCGCGGAGCCGGGCGGCGTGCCGCTGAGCGGACAAGTCAACGCAATCGCCCAGCAGGGCCAATAGGAGCAATATGGCAGCCGTTTTCCCTGGAGCAGTAGCGACAAACGCAGATTTGATCGTAGCGGGCAATAACGATTCATCGACGCTGGCGGTTAACCTGACGGCCGTGGACACCACGCTGATATTTGTGTCGTCGGGTATTTTCCAAACAAGCCAAGCAGTGGTAATTGGCTCCGAGATCATCCTTCTAGGCACTGTGGCGGGCGCAATTGCGACTGGCTGCACCCGCGGCTACGCTGGCACGACGGCCGCGACGCATAGCGTGGGCGAGACGGCGCAGGATCTTATAATCGCGTCCCATCACAACAACCTCAAAGACGAGGTGATTGCGGTAGAAGCGGCGCTGGGCGTTAATTTGCGCAACATAGCGCCAACTTATAGAGCGGCGTCGTTTAATTGGTCGGGCGTGCCGCTGTCAATTGCTTTGACCGGCGGCGTATCGTCTACGGTTACGCTGTCGCCGTTCCCGGCTGGCATAAATGCGCTATCGGTCAATAAGCATTACATTCGCATCGTCGACACCGTGGGCGTTTCTGAGGCGGTGCTCATTACCGCGGTTAACGTCGTAGCAGGCACTGTATCTTTCACTCCGGCAGGCAGCCATGCAACCGCAAACAGTACACTGAGTTCGGCTACGAGCGGCATTCAAGAGGCAATATGCTTTGCGTCAAACGCAACTCTATCGTGGGAAGTCCTTTTAGCCGATGCGGTTGTTCCCGTTTATCAGAAAATTTTTGTTCGACTTGTAGCTGTCCGCTCTGGAATTATTCGCGGAGTGTCCAATAATTGGTCTCAGATAGACCGGGATTCAAGCTACCCCGCCGGAGATTTGTTTTTCGTAGACGGGGCTGTAGGTTCAAACTCATCTACGAAATTCATAGATTTTAGAGTTCGGAACGCAAACGGTTTTAACAACACCACTGGATATGCTTTTTCGTGCGTTAATGCTTCTGAGATTTTCTTTGAAGACCTTACGGTTTTCGACGGATCTGGCGGTTATAACTTCACTACGTCTAATTTTGTGAGGATGTCAGGGTGTCGATACTATGAAAGCGCAGGGCAGGCTTTGGCTGGATACGCGCCTGCTGTTGCAGGTATTCGATTCGACGGGGCAATTAATAATGTTTTAATCGTTAATTCCATGTTTGAGTCTCAGTATAATGGCTTGCTGAGTTCAATGCTGACTTACGGTATCCTGATTGAAGGCTGCGACGGCATACAATTTACTAACTGCGCGTCAAACGGAAAAATCGGCATTGGTCTTGTGGCCGCGGCTAGTTCAATTGATGACTTGCACTTTGTAAACCATATATCGGACAGCTGCCAGGTGCGGTGCATATACATAACTGGGAACGTGGCTCCTGGCTTGGTTTACACCAACATCCATTTTACCAATATTCATTGCAACACCAAGCCGCAATCAACCGCTCAAGCTGTTGTTACAATTGATGGCAATTGCGATTACGTTGATTTTACCGCAATGAATGTCAATTTAGGGTGGACTAGTGCCGTTAGAATTGCTCCAGCAACAGCTTATCACGGAGGGGCGCAAAAACAACTTTTGTTTAATGGGTGTGAGTTTTCTGGGAATAACATTTCGGATATTATCAACGTGTCTATGATTGCGTTAGAAGCTGGAGTAACTGGAGTAAAAATTAACAATTGCACTACGAGCCGCAGGCCGGATGTAATAAAGCAAATTGCTTATGGCGTGGGGTTTGCTGGAGGCTCTGATAATTGCTCGTTGACGGGCAACACGTTTCGAGATTCTACGGATGGGCCAATTTATTTAGCTGGCGGCGTTCACACTAATTTAGTGCTCTCAAATAACGTGGGGATTGATAATATTACGCCTTCAGTAGCTTCTGCGGCGACTTTAGCCTGCCCGCCTTATCCAAACTTTAAGATCACTGGTGCCGTTGGCATCGGGGCCGTAACTGGAATGTGGGCCGGGCGGCGTGGTCAAATAGTTACCACTAGTGGAGCGGTGACGTTTACCGCGAGCGCTAGTATTGCCAACACTGTCACAACGACTATCAACAAGCCCATCAATTATTTCTTCGACGGTACGTTGCTGTATCTCGGCTAAAATATGTCAACTCTCTGGAATCAATCACTGTTTGCGCAATCGTTGTGGGGGCCATCGGCGACCACTACGTTCGTCTCTATTCAGTTCACTGCCAAGGACGCAATCTACTGGGCATATCGGCTGCTGGGCGTGCTGCGGCCAGGGCAGACGGCAAGCCAGGAGATGTTATCCGACGGGCTGATGGCATTGAATGACATGATGGACAGTTGGAACACTGAGCGGCTGATTGCTTGGGGCATCACGCGTAACGTGTTTAATCCGACCGCCAACGTGGGCAGCTACGCGATTGGCGCAGGGCAGACGTGGAACTGGCCGCGGCCGGCGCGGATTGAGGCTGCGGGCTGGATTTCGTTAACGAATCCGGCGCAACCGATTGAATATCCGCTGCAAATCTTGACGGTTCAACGGTATGAGGAAATAGAGCTGAAGAGCTTGGCGACGGTGCTGCCGCGGGCGTTGTATTATGACGCCGGGTTCCCGGTTGGCACGGCAACGCTGTACCCAATCCCTACGGTGGGCTACACGGCGGCGCAGGTAGCTTTATATCTGTGGCAGCAGGTGGGGCTGTTTGCGGACATTCAGACTACCCAATATGCGTTCCCGCCTGGATACTCTCAGGCAATCAAGCATTCTCTGGCTGTTGCGCTGATGTCATCGGTTAATTTGACCGGCATCCAAAAGACGGATAGGCAGCAGTGGCCGTTGATCCGAGACAATGCCGAGGAGTTTAAAGCGAAAATCAAGTCGTTGAACACTCCAAGCCCCGAGTTGCGGTGCGCTGATTTTGAATATCGGTCGGGCGGACAGTTTAACATCTTAACGGGTGGTTATTAATGCGGCTGCCGGGATTTGTCGGGCCTGCGTATCGTTCTCAATCAAAGTCTGCTGCTGCGGATGAATGCATTAATCTATATCCGGAGACAGTGGAGTCGTCCGGAGGCACGCGGTCGGTTCTGTACGGCACTCCTGGGTCTAATTTGTTTGTGACGCTTCCCACGTCACCGGTACGAGCGCTGTGGGCGGGCGACAATCGACTCTTTGCCGTTGGGGGCAATTCTCTATATGAGATAACAGCCGCGGGCGTGGTGACGCTTGTAGGCGTTATTTCGAACGATGCAACGCCGGCCACGATTGTATCGAACGGGAGCCAACTGATGATCGTTAGCGGTTCATCGGTTTGGGTGTCAAACGGTGGCGCTCCGGCAATCCCGACGTTTCCGCCTTTCACGGGCGTCGTTAATACCAATTTGCTTGATGTGGCGTGGGTCTCCGGTGACCAGTTTACAGCTGCCATGGTCGGGGCCGTCATCACAATCAACGGTCTGCCTTACACTGTGGCAACGTTTGTGAATGCGTCGAATTTGACGTTGACCGGACCCGCTGGCATTCAGACGGCCGTTGCTTACCAGGTGTTTGGAGCGTCGAACGTAACCGGCACGGCCGGTTGCTACCTAGACGGCTACTTCATCATTTTGCGGCCCAATACCAATCAGATCAACGTATCGGGCCTGCTGGACGGCACAAGCTGGGGAGATATGGACTTTGCCATACGCTCAGGCGGGCAGGATCGACTAGTCACGATCTTTGCGGACCATCAAGAGCTGTGGTTGATGGGGCAGAAGACCATTGAGGTCTGGTACAACAGCGGCGCCGCCGGGTTTCCTTTTGAGCGCATCCAAGGCTCGTTTATCGACGAGGGAATCATTGCGGCGTGGAGCGTAGCGAAGGTCGACGGCGCGATTGTGTGGCTGGCGGGTGACGACCGCGGCGTTGGCTGGGTCATGGCGGCCACTGGATATCAGCCGGTTCGGATCAGCACATTTGCCGTCGAGTACGCTATTTCGCAATATGCGACGATCACCGACGCGATTGCGTACACCTACGTTGAGAAAGGGCATTCGTTTTACGTGCTGACGTTCCCGACGGCTAACGCTACGTGGGTTTACGACCTGACCATGAAGCAATGGCACCAGCGAATGGAAGGCGCGACCAGCAACAAGGCTCCTGGGCAATTTCACGCAACGACGTTTGGCGGTGTTCATTTCACCGGTTCGTATAGCAGCGGCAAGATCTACAAGCAGAGCATCAATTACTTTACCGACGACGGCGCAACAATCAAGCGAACGCGCTCGGCTCCGTATGTTTCCGATGACCTGCAGTGGGTGAGGTACAACAGCTTGCAGCTGGATATGCAGATGGGCGTCGTTCCGGCCGTCGGGCCCGGATCAGCGCCAGTGGTGACGTTAAACGTATCAAACGATGGCGGCTACACGTTCGGCCCGAATCGAAATATGGCGGCCGGCACAATTAATCAATTTACAAAGCGAGCGTACTGGATGCAGCTTGGGCGATCTCGGGATCGGGTGTTTAAGGTGACGATGACGGAGCCTATTGAATGCGCTTTCATTGATGCCTTTGTCGAGTTAAGCAAAGGTGACGGGTCATGAGCCAGACGTTTCAGCCGATGGCTCCGCCTATTCGGTCTAAAATGGCTGATAATAGAGGCATGGCCGAAAAGCCTTGGGTGATGTTTTTCCAGCAGGTCTCCGAGATCATTGCCTTTGCGACGACCGTACAGGACAAGCCTGTCGTTACGGTGGCGGGGGCCGACGCGGTGACCATAGACGCGGCCAACGTCACCAGTCAGGTCATCTTGGACCGGCCCGTAACGCAGATTACGCAGCCATCGTTCGCTGGTCAATTTGGGCGGCTGCCGGTGGGCTTGCGGTTCCGCATCAAATTTCTGCATTCCGTGGACGACAGTACGATTGTGTGGTCGTCGGATTGGGTGGGCGTTGAGGATCAGCTCTCTGGCGTCACTGGCGAGTATTCATCGTGGGAGTTTGAGATCCGCGGCGACCGCCGCCCGGAACTTGTATCGGTACCGCTTATAGGGGCTTACAACCAATGAAGCGCAACACTATCGAGGTCATTCCAAGCGCTGCGGATATCAGCGTTGGGAAAATTGACTTTTCGGAACTAAAAGCAAACGGAAACAGCGTTGTCAGGCTGCAAGCGCCTAACGCTTTGGCAGGTAGCGTTCTGCTGACGCTTCCCAATGCTCTGCCGGCGACCGCTGGCGAGGCTGTCGTTTCGACGGTTGGCGGCGTGCTTAGTTTTGCGCCAATGGTAAGCAGCAGCGTGTTTTCTACGGCGGTAGAGATTACGACCGCGGGCCAGGGGCTGAAGATCAAGGAAGGTAGCAACGCGAAGATGGGAGTGGCGACCATGGTGGCAGGCGCGGTCGTGGTTGCCAATACCTCGGTCACTGCTGCTAGTCGAATATTTGTGACCTGTCAGGACTACGTGAGTGGCGGCGCTGGGGCGGTTGACGTGCGGGACATCATTGTGGGGACCAGCTTCAAGATCATGAGCACGTCCAATCTAGATGTGCGGAACGTCGCCTGGTTAATTATTGAGGCGTTATGAGATTTGAGCGCATGGAAGATATGGAACTAATCCGCCAAACGATTACCAATCCTGCCATCTATCCGCACGTATCCGACGACGGCTCTCCAGCGGCGCAAGAGTTCCAGCCGATTGAGCATCCGGCGATTATTTACCTTGGCGTCTACGAAGCAGAAGAGTACGGGGGCATGTTTATGTTTGCTCCGTCGTCGACGGCTTGTTACGAGGTGCATACGTGTTTGCTGCCGTCCTTCTGGGGGCTCAAGGCGGTAGAAGCTGCCTGTGGCGCGGCTAAATGGATTTGGCTGAACACTTCGTGCAAGCGCATCACGACGAGCGTGCCGGTCAATAACCGTTTGGCTTTGAAGCTTGCGCGAAACGCTGGATTTGTCGAATGGGGTCGCAACGAAAAAAGCTGGTTAAAGGATGGAGTCATGAACGATCAAATTTGCTTAGGCCTGAATTTCCCGGTGGCTGAATGCCTGTAGTACCTTTCATTCCTGCCATTATTGGCGGCGCAACCTCTGCCATCGGCGGTATCTTAGGCTCCCGAGCGGCCAACAGCGCAGCTAGTACGCAATCGCAAGCGGCGACCGCGGCCGCGGCGCAGGTGCAGCAGGCGGCAAACAACGCGGCAACCGGTGTAAGCGACGCCACTAGCGCCGGAGCGCAGCGCATTGACGCGGCCACGGGGCAGGCGGTTGGCGGCGTGCAGCAGGCAACGCAAGCAGCGCAGGCTGGGGCCGTCGACGCTAGCGGTCGGGCAATTGATGCGTACGGCGCCGGGACTACGGCCGCAAATCAAACGCTGGCGACGACGTTGGCGCAGCAGCAAGCAAACCTGCAACCTTACCAGCAAGTGGGCCAGCAGGGCGCGAAGACGTTAGCGGAAATGACCGCACCGGGCGGCCAGCTGCTGCAACAGTTTTCCTTTGACGGAAAAGACCTTCAAAACGATCCAGGCTACCAGTTCCAGCTACAGCAGGGGCAGCAGGCGCTAGAACGATCAGCGGCGGCCCGAGGCGCTATTAGTAGCGGCGGGACGCTGAAAGGTATGGCGGCGTTCGGGCAGGGCTTGGCGGGCACGTCATTTGGCTCGGCGTTTGATCGGGCGCAGAAGACGTTCACGACAAACAGAGAAGGCACCCTCGACACCTTGCGCACGTTAACCGGGATTGGCGAGCGGGCTACGGCTGGAAGCAACGCGGCGTTGGGAGCGTATGGAGGCCAGGCGAGCACCAATCAGATGAACCTCGGCCGGCTGACGGGCGAGAACATAGCGCAGACGGGACAGTACGTTGGCAATGTCGGAATGGCTGGGGCAAACGCGGCCGGCCAGTTTGGCATGAGCGGGGCCAATAGCCTGGCGCAACTGACGCAACAGGGAGCGACCGCGGTTGGCAACTATGGCATCCGCGGCGCTGAAGGTTCGGCCAACTACCTGACGGATGCGGCCAGGGCTACCGCCGCGGGCCGCGTGGGCAGCGCTAACGCATGGACCGGGGCGATAAGCGGGATTGGTAACGCTGCCGTCGATGCGGCTAACGCGGCCAATAAAAAAGGCAGAAGTCCATTTGCTTCGACTGCAAGCCTGCCGACCAATCGCGGCTACGACGCGAGGATGTTTCCGGGAATGAATTTAAGCAACTTCACGCAAGGCGGTAGACCGTAATGGCAATTGACCCAAACATTTCACTATCGGTAAAAGTGCCGGAGCCGCTGGATTTGGTCGGCGCTCGAATGAAGCAAATGAACCTCCAGCAACTGAGCCAGCAGGGTCAGCTGAGGGGTATTGAGATCGAGCAGGCGCGGTTGCAGCAGGCCGACCAAGCAAAGCAGCGAAGCGGCCAAGATCTTTTTTCCAGGCTTCTATCGCAACACTCCAAACCCGATGGCGGTGTCGATTCTTACGCGGTTGAAAAGGGGCTCGCAGAAGGCGGCTATGGGCAGATGGCCGTAGCGTACGGATCGCAGCGACGGGCCGAGTCGAAGGTGCAACTTGACAACGTCAAGACGCAACTCGACAACCAGAAAAACAAACTGGCAATTGTTGCGTCGATGTCGGGCGCAATCATGGGCCTACCTCCAGAGCAAAGGCCGCAAGCCTACTCACGCTTCCTCGCTCAAGGCGTTCAAGATGGCCTGTTCAAGCCGGGAGAGATGCCACCTGCGTACGATGAGAACTTTGTCGCGCAGGGTCGCAATCAAGCTATTCAGGCCAATGACCAAATCGCAAATGCTCAAAAAGACATTGAACTTCAGATCAAAAACGACGAGTTCAAGCAAAAGACAGCAGAGAACAGCTGGAAGAGCGTTCAAGAGCAGACGAAGTATGCGGCTGGGTTGGTTGCAGCCACCGATATGAACGATCCTGTTCAGGTCGAAGAACTTCGGCGGACGTTTGACTATGCAAAGGTGTCGCCTGAAATTCGAGCAATGCTGCTGAACAAAACGCCGCAGCAGGCTATGACGATGGGCATGACGCCGGAGCAGCAGGCGCAAGCCGCATCGACGAAAGCCGGTCAGGAGGTAACGAAGCGCGGGCAGGACATGACAGCTGCATCGGCGGCCGCGGGCCAGGGCGTTACGGTGCGCGGGCAGGACATGACGGACGCAAGGGCGCGGGAGCTTAATGAGATCACTAGAAATCAGAAGCCGCCGACCTCGTCTGAGCAGGCGGCGGCTGGTTACTATGGGCGCGCTCTTTCAGCCAATCGACGGTTGGAGCAAATGGAAGGGCTCATGGTTGGCAAGTCAGGCACGGCGCAGGTGGCCTACAAGTTCCTGCCGAACATGATGCAGACCGAAGAAAACCAGCTCTACAAGCAGGCGCAGCGGGAGTTCACCGAGGCACGGCTGCGGAAGGAGTCCGGCGCGGCGATTGCTGCGAGCGAGTACGAAAACGACGAGAAGACGTTTTTCCCACAACCTGGCGACCAACAAAAAACGCTTAAGCAAAAAGCAGAGGCTCGGCTTGAAGTGCTAAATGGGCTTCGCGTTGCAGCAGGTAGGGCGGCCGTGCAATTGGGAATTGACGCACCAACGGCAACGGCACCGGCGGCCTCTGACAAATTCACGGCGTACGCTGAAGGGCCAAACGGCCAGAGGCTGGGCTGGAACGGGTCGTCATGGGTTGTAGTAAGCGCGGGGGCTAAGTAGCCATGGCTGATCCTAAAATCCCACCGCCTCCGCCTGGCTTTCGCATGGCGGGCGCTCCGCCTGCGCCTCCTGGCTTTCGCATCGTGAAGGAATCCGACGAGCCGAAACCGGCGTCGTGGTTTGACGAGGCGTTACAGTTTGGCGCAGGCGCGGCCAAGGGCCTAGTGGTCAATACCCTCGGCAATATTTACGAGATGGGCAAGCGCATCGTCACGCCGGCCGAGGATACACGCGGCAAGGTCTCCCAGATGGTTATGGGGCCAGCCGGGGCGCTGGTGTCGGATATGGTCGTGGCGCAAGGCGACCAGTTCGCGCAAGCCTACGATTTAGCCAAGAAGGGACAGTATTTAGACGCAAGCGGTCGGCTGGTTGCCGGGCTATTGCCTGGAATTGGTCCGCCTATCGCGGCGGCCGCAGAGAAGCTGGGCACGGCTGCGGGAAGCGGCGACACGTTTGGAACTGGAGAAGCGGTTGGAGATTTGGCGGGGCTGGCGGCAATGCCTGAAGTTGCGAAGGCGATGCCGTCGAGGTTTTTGCCACGTCCCGCAAACGCTGTTACGCAGGCCGCGGTAGACTTTGGCATTCGACGCGGTATTCCGCTGGACGCTGCAACGCAGACTGGATCGAAGACGGTGCAGGTATTGCAAAAGGTGGTTGACTCAACTCCAATTGGTTCCATGTTGGCGGAGCGGGCTAAGGCAACACAGGGGGACGCTTTTCGGCGAGTTGGCCAGGAGTTGGCGGCAGAAGCCTCGCCGTGGCCGGTGGTGCCAGAGCAGGCGGGGCAGGGCGCGATCGATACGGTTTTGGGGCGCGTGCAGGGTTTTGCTGGCGATTCGCGGAAGGCCTACGAGGCGCTGCGCGAGATTGAAGCCGATCCGGCTAACCTTCGCACGGTGCAGACCGGAACAAAGAAAGTACCATCGGGCAACCTGGACGAAGGCGGCAAGCCTGTAATGGTAGAAGTTCCGGTTTACGAAGAGATGCCACTGCCGGTGGATCTTCGGACGGCAAAGCAGCAGCTCCGGCCTTTTTATGATCGGTTACGGCGACAATTGCCGGTGACGCAGCAGCGGGCGTCGCCGGGCATGAAGGCCATGGAAAATATTCTAGACGGCCCGGATTTTGCGCCGGCTTCGATTGTTGACATGGACCTTGGCACAATCAAGGGACTGGCGCGCGTCGATGATTTGCCGGAGCTGCGGACGCTTTCGCAGGGTGTGGCTTCGGCGGCGCTGAAGTCGCTCGACCAAGCGGTTACTGAGGCGGTGGGCTCCGCGGTGCAATTTGCTGACGAAGCGCCGACGATGAGCCGCGGGCCGGTGCAGCCTGCGGGCGGGAATGCGATGCAAGGGCCAGCGCCGTTGATGGCCGCAGCGGAGGAGGCCGGGCCGACTCGGCAGCCTGCCGGTGGCTCGCAAACGTCCGTGACGGTTCCTGGTTCGGCGAAAGAGTACGGGGCACGGTACGAAGTTCGCGAGCTGGCCGATATCCAGGCTTCGCATTCGGGCCAAAACTTTCAACCCAATCCCCGTTACACGCTCAAAAACGATAGAGACTACACGCAGGCGGTCAACCAACGCAAGGTGGTAGAAAACGCAACTCCGGCCAAGTTTGACGAGCGGTATTTGGTGAACAATAACCCCGACGCCGTAAACGGGCCGCCGATTCTGAGCGGGGGTGGCGAGGCGCTGGGCGGAAATGGCAGGCTGATGACATTGGAGAGAGTGTATCGGTCGAACGCTAAGGGGGCGGAGCGGTACCGGCAGACGATTGAACAGCAGGCGCAGATGTTCGGGATTGATCCGGCGCAGTTGCAAGGGATGAAGCAGCCGGTGCTGGTCCGTGTAATTGATGACCCATCGGTGCAGTCGGGCCGCGGCGCGCAGGCGGCCGTAACAGATTTTAACAAGACTGGCACGGCAAGCCTTACGCCGGCGGAGCGCGCGATTGCTGACTCTCGGCGCGTCTCTCCGCAGATGTTGGAGGAGATCGGCGGCAAGCTAGAGACGCTAGGGGTGAATAAGACCCTGGCCGATCTGATGGACGCCGAAGGCGTAACGCTTGTGCAGCGGCTGATTGATGACGGCGTGATTTCGCCGCAAGAGCAGGCCGGCTTGATTGACAAGAAGGGCATAACCAAACCTGGCCGGGAGCGCGTCAACCGGTTGCTATTGGGCCGATTCTTTGAAGATCCTTCGCAACTCGACAGCGTTCCGTCGGTGGTGCAAGCGCGTCTCGAGCGTGTCGCCGGGCCGTTGGCGCGGGTGGAGGGCGGCGAGTGGTCGCTTACGCCATACGTGCAGGAGGCGGTCGGCATAATCGAGAGCGCGAAGAATAGCGGGATCGGCGATATCGAGGTATTTCTTAACCAGGGCGGTCTTTTTGGCGAGGGGCAGTATTCTCCGCGGTCGGTGCAGCTTGCGCGGGCGCTTTCGCAAAGCAATATGCAGGAAGTTCAGGCGGCAGTAAGGCAGTACGCCAACGATGCTGAGTTTGCAGCGAAGGGCGCCGGCCTGTTTGGTGATCCTCCTACTGCGGCTGAGTCTTTTGCGGCGGCGTTTGGCGGCAACGCGGAAGAGATAGCCAGCAGCGGATTACCAAAGGCGCGGGCGAAGTTGGAGGAGGCCTCGGCGAGGGAGACAAATTCGCGGGGCGCTGAAGCCTTGGCACTGCTCAAGGAAGGCCGGTCGGCAACGGTGGCGAAGTACGACGCGGCCGACGTGCTTAAGGCGTTGCGCGTTGAGCCAGTGCAGGCGTTTAAACAATTGACTTGGGGAAATGACGCCGGCATAGCACAACTGCGAGAAGTGGCCGAGCTGGCACCAAGTGAAATGCGTGCAATCGGGCGGGCGTTTATTGATACGTTGCTATCCAAAGCGACCGCGGAGGGAGGCTTTTCGCGCGAGGCGTCTATGGCGCGGGACTGGCAGACATTAGGGCCTGAGACCAAGAAAATTCTATATAAGAATCCAGGTTTGATTGAAGATCTTGACAACTTTTTCACGCTGGCCAAGAAGTCCTCCGAAAACCCTAATCCGTCTGGCTCTGGTCTATTTGTGACTAGTTCGGGATCAATTGCTTACGCATTTACCAATCCAACAACCGGCATCCCGATGCTAATTGGCGCGGGCGCTTTGTCGCAGCTTTTGCATTCTCCCAAGGCCGTGGCCGCGCTGAGCCGTGGCCTCGACCCAAAGTTCTCGCGAGGCGCTGGCGCGATAGCCGCGGCGGCAAACATATCAAAAGTGGCGAAGGATTACGCGACGCCAATGGACCAAAAGGATAAAAACAAACCATGAGAACCGTATTGCTATTGATGGCGCTGGCCTTTGCGGGCCTTGCGCAAGAGACGCCGGTACCGGTGCCGTACACCAGCGGGGTCATGAATATCGCGCCCAAGGCCGCGCCGACGTCACTGACGCAGGTGACGCCGTACGACGCGATGCTGTTTGGCGTCACCGTGACCAACACAACGGCCGGAGCGCTGACTTTTACTTTACAGTCGCGAGACGCTTCGCCGATTGCGTTCCTGTCGGCCGTTTCCATCCCGGCCAATTCTAGCTACGTCGTAGCTATTCCGTTCGGCCTTTGGATGGTGCGCGGGTTCAGCGTCGTGGCGTCTGGCGCCGGGCTCAACTACTACGCGCAGTGGAGGCAGTAATGAAGGTTCTTCTATTTCTAGCCTGCGCGGCAATTGGGTTTGGGCAGATTACCAGCATCCCAGGGCCGTCGCCAAATCCGACTGGCGGCGCAGTGGGGGGTGCTTCTGCTGTTGCAACGAATCAAATCTTGTATGGCGCATCGTCTGGAGTGGCTACCAGCACGTCTCTTTTCAAATATTTCAGCGGCACTGGCAACCTAGCCGTGGGCAGCGCGACGGACGACGCGGCAAATAAACTGCAGGTTACGGGAAACATGACGACAAGTGGGACGTTTGGCGTTGGAACAACGGCTCCATTAAATAAATTTACAGTAGTCGCAAATGGCACCGCAAACACAGCTGGCGACACAGTTGACTATGGCGCGAGTATTATTGCAAACAGTACAGCTTTTGCAATCGGTGGCAATGCTGCTATTTTGAACGTGCAGTCTAATTCAACGTTGGGGGCAGACGTTGGCGGCAGCATTGGATTTGGTGGCCGGTATACCGGAACACAATTTTCTCAATTTGCTATTATTCGAGGCGCGAAAGAAAATGCTACTGATGGAAACGCGGCTAGTTATTTAGCGTTCGGTACGCGGTCAAGCGGAAATATTACCGAACGGGCACGAATAGACAGCGTAGGAAATTACGGAATAGGAACCGCATCGCCAGCGTACCGACTAGATGTTGGCTTAACTGGGACGTCTGGAACGTTGCGCGTAAAAGATCAATTGGCAACGACTGGAGCGACGTCGGTGTTGTTTGACATCGGCGCCGGCCAAACCGCGGCAAGCACTATATTCACAATCAACGGCATTCAGAAGTTTGCAGGAACGAACACGACTGGCGCGGGCACGGCTTTGCTCGGCGCCAATTCTCCGGCCGTGACCAATACGGCTCCGTACACTTGGATCAGGATCGTGACTTCGGATGGCTCAACGGCGTTTATACCGGCTTGGAAATAACTATGAAACTCTACTTTTGTGCTCTATTGTTCGCGGGCCTTGGCCTCGCGCAGACTTCGATGGTGATCCGCGTGACGGAGGGCGGCGTTGAGTCCGTGGCAAAGGTCTCGGGCGTTCCGGCCGTTGCCGCGCTGGACGTTTTGAGGCAGTGGATGGCTACCCAATCCGTTTGCGACACCGCCCAGGACTGCAAGGCAAAATATGCCAACTTGGCGGAATTGGTCAAGGCTTTGGCGCTGGACACGGCGGAACAGCTGGCGCCTCAGTATCCGAGCGCTTTACTAAAGGCCGACGTGGAGGAGGCTAAAGCAAAGCAGGCCAGTATTGAAGCCAAGCGGCGGGCCGCGTTCGCTGCTGCACGTTCCGAAAAGCCGTGAAGTATTTAGTGTTTTTGTGCCTGCCGGCGTTGGCGCAAGTGACGGTAAACGAGCAGAAGGCGTATTTCAAAGCGCTTGCCAAAGTGGCCACCTTGAAGCTCCAGGTGGCCGAGGCAGAAGCGGAAGTGCAAAAGGCTATCGCTAGTATGATTAAATCGTGTGATGGGTTGAAGGTGATTGCCAACGCCGAAGGCGATCCGGTTTGTGAAGCTCCGCCGGCCAAACAAAAGTGAAAGATACCAATACTATTGCGATCAACGTAGTGGTGACGTTGCCAAAATACCCTGACCGCGGCAGGGCTGGCCGCTTGGCAATAGTAGACCAAAATGGGTCCGGTATTTATCGCTGCTTAGTTTTGGGCAAGGCAGACGGGCAGAGGGCGACCAAGGAAGGCAACCCTTCCCGCAACCCTCTGCTCCCGTTTGGCGATACGCCAACCGGGCTGTGGGCCGCTGCGAGGGGCCGCGTCGTGGCGCCGCGGTCTACGTACGGCCCGAATCCGGTGATGATGCTTTCGGCAATCTCGGGCGATGCGGTGAAGGCCGCAAAGCGATCTGGTATTTGGATGCATGGCGGTGATCCTGGCACTGCTGAAATCTACGGATTCCTGCGGCCGACGTACGGCTGCCTGCGAGTGGCCGACGAGGATATGCGGCAAATCTGGCTGTTGGCTGATAAGTTTGGCCAACCAAAAACACTTGAAGTAAAGGAGTCAGTTTGAGCCTTGCATGGACAATCGAGCGCAAGTCGGCGACCTCTGCCGATATCATTTTCCAAGCTACCGGCAAGACTCAGCGCTTTACGGCTTTGCTGATATCTGACGAGCATTCTGACAACGCGCACTCGGACCTTGGCCTTATCCGCAAGCATCACCGCGAGGCCGTCGACGCTGGCGCTCCGATCTGTAAATTCGGGGACGTTTTTTGCGCCATGGAAGGCAAGTGGGACAAAAGGGCCAGCGAAGCTGGGCTGCGCGAAGAGATGCGCGGCGGGAATTACCTGGATCGGCTGGTGGCGTTCCACGAAAACCTTTACCGGCCGTACGCCGCAAACATTGCAATTCTGGCGGACGGCAACCACGAAACTTCAATCCTGCGGCATCATCAGACTGACCTGCTAGAGCGCCTGACCGGATCGCTGCGGCGGGACAAATCGCCGGTTCTGCATCTGCCGTTCACCGGCTTTGTGCGGTTCAGATTTGAGGATGCGTTGAAGCACTGCGTCTCGAAAACCTTGCACTACCACCACGGCTACGGCGGCGGCGGCGAGGTGACGCGCGGAATGATCGACCAATCCCGCACGCGCGGCCAGTACGTGGCCGACGTTTACTACAGCGGTCATATCCATCGGCGCAACTCTGACGAAAACGTCATTACCTCGCTGGACCATCTTGGCGTGCCGTCAGAAACTCAACAGCTATTCTTGCGCGGCGGCTGCTACAAGCGCGAAGCGTCCGGCGGGAGCGGATACCACATCGAGAAGGGTCGCGCTGGTCGCCCGGTGGGCGGGTGGTGGCTCTATTTCGACATATCAAGAAGCAGTAAAAGCGGATTACGCTGTGATTTGTCTTACGAAGCCGCAAACTAAAAAGGAGATATTGCAATGAATTGGAATTGGTTAAAGAAAGTAGGACGCGGGGCGCAGGCCATCGCGCCGATAGCGCTGATGTTTGTACCGGCTCCATTTGCGCCGATTGCGTCGACCGTTTGGCGGGCAATTGCCAAGGCCGAGGCTGATTTGGGCGATAAGAAAGGCCCTGAGAAACTCCAGGCGGCGCTCGAAACGCTGTCGTTCTCGGCTCCGTTGATCGTTTCCGAAATGGAGCGACTGACCGGCAAGGAGGTTGTCGACGAAGAATCGATGGGGCGAGCTATCGAGAAGATGGCCGAGTTTCAGGTGTTGGTAACTAAAGCATTTGGCAGCAAGCCAACGTTATGACGCCGGCTATCAAAAAGCTGATTGTCGGCTTGCCGGGAATGGTGGTTGGATTGTGGCTATCCATGAGCGTTGCATTGCAATCTTTGCTAATCTTGCAGTCAATCGACTTCGCGACCGGATTCCTGGTTGCGTGGTCAACCGGCTCGGTGTCGTCTGATGTGTCGCGCCGGGGCTTTGTGAAAAAAGCCGTTGCGCTTTTGCTGGTGGCCGCTATCAACGCGTTTACATATAGTCATCCGGTCGGATTCGACCTGGCCGCCATGATGGCGACTTGGTTCTGCGCGACCGAGCTGATATCTATCGCCGAAAACGCGGGCCGCGCCGGGTGGCCGTTGCCGCGGTTCTTGGTCGATGCGCTGGCAAAGTTAAGCGACCAAACCAAAAAGACTGAATAGATCAGCATCTCTGATTGCTCCTGCCCTCGGCGTTTGCTGGGGGCTTTTTTATTTGCGGGGAGGGTGTTGCAATCGGCGAAATTAGGTGTAGTATTGATTCATGACCGTGCTTAACAAGTTAACAACGCAACCGGTGCGGGTCGATTCTGCCATTCACCGGGCGCTTAAAATGCTGGCCGCGCATAGCGGCGTTTCCATGTCGGCTTTAGCTGGGCAGTTTATCCAGGCCGGACTGGCGCGGGTGGGGAAGTGATATGGGGGGAAGCAGGGGTTGTGGTGGTGGCCTACGCGGCGGTAATGGTTATTTGCGTAGTGCTGCTGGTGTCTACCGACACACGGCGGCGGCCGTGATGACGTGGCTGGACGACAACGCTGAGGCGATAGCCTTGGCAGGCATTATGGGAATTTGCTGGTTTGTGTGGGTGTTGGCGTGAGGTCCAAAAGGACCAAATAACTTCGAAAGGAGTTATCTCTAGCCGGATTCGTTGGCCGCGTGGAAACGGTGCATCGAGGCGCAGGCGCATACGTGCGCCTGGGCTTGGGGGCATTCCCCAAGAGGGCAGAGGAAACTCTGACTATCACAAACGGAGATAACGCAGGATCAACGAGGCCGACGCCGTTGAACGAGCAAGCCGCAAGGCACGTCGGATCAAATCTTAGGAGAACATGAGCACACATATGATCGTTGCCGGATCGCAACCGGCGCAAGTATCGAAGCAGCAGCTGGACCTGCTCAAGCAGACGATAGCCAAGGGCTGCACAGATATCGAGTTTGCTTTGCTGATGGAGTTGTGTCGCGCCAAACGACTCGACCCGTTTGGGAAACATATCCAGCCGGTTAAGCGGTGGGATCCGGAGACGCAACAAATGGGGGTGACATTCCAGACCGGGATAGACGGCTTCAGGCTTGTGGCTGAGCGCAGCGGCCTGTATCGGGGCCAGGACGGCCCGTATTGGTGCGCCGAAGATGGCGTCTGGGTAGACGTCTGGACGCGACCGGTCGCGCCGATTGCGGCTAAGGTTGGCGTGTTCCGCAAAGATTTTGAACGGCCGATTTACGCGGTGGCACATTATGCCGAATACGTCCAGACAAAGAAGGGCGGCGAGCCCAACGCCATGTGGGCCAAAATGGCCTGCAACCAACTGGCTAAATGCGCGGAGGCCCTGGCTATCCGGAAGTGCTTTCCTGAAGACTTGGCGGGCCTCTACACGCCTGACGAAATGAAGCAGGCGGACTTGCCTCCGATGCAACGGGAGCCAGCGCAGGTGGTCGAGGCGCAGGCGGTGCAGGTCGTACGCCCGTGGACCAGCAAAAAGAACATGATCGCCATGTTTGACGAGGTTGCCGGCCGCATGGCTGACCGGGCAGACTTTCTGGCGATCTTGAGCATGTGGGACGTGACCGACGCGGCCGGATTCCAAAACGGCGACGATGCGCAGGCCTGCTACGAGAAGCTCTTGGAGGCGCTCAATGCCTAATATTTATGAGATCGAGACCGACTTGATGGCGCTGGTGGACTCTGCCGAGACCGTCACACCGGAGCAGGAGGACGAGTATCGGCTAGCGCTTGAGCTTGCGCTGCGGATGTCGATTAAGAAGCGTCAGAACGTCGGCCAGTTTATCTTGCATTGCGATTCCCATGAGGCCGCATGTGATCGCGAGATCGACCGTTTAAAAACGCTCAAAAAGCAGTACGCCGCGGCGCGGGAGCGGATCGAGGATTTTGTTATCAGAACTGTGCTGATTATCGGTCCCGACGACAAAGGCAAGCTCAAGGCGCTCGAAGGTGAGACGGTGAAGCTGGTCGTGAAGTCAACGCCTGACGCGGTCATTGTGGATAACGAAACGGTGTTGGACGACGAGTTCCGCACGGTGACGGTGACGATGCCGGCTGCTTTGTGGCAGGCGCTTATCGACGACCTCAGCGCCTCGGCCGTTGGGCACGCCGCGGGGCTCATCAAAGAGACATCGACGCCGAACAAAACGGCGATTCGCAACGCAATCAAGCAGGGCCGGGAGGTCCGCGGCGCAGCGATGCGCGGCGGTTATCGGCTGGAGGTGAAGTAAATGCCGTATATGTCGAAGGCTACAATTATGGGCCATTTGGGCAAAGACGCGGAAGTTAAACAGATTGGAACGAAGACGGTGACGTCGTTCTCCATTGCCGTGAGCGACGGCACGAAGGACAAGCCACATTCTTCGTGGTTTGACGTGGAAGCCTGGGATCTGCCCGACTGGCTGGCGGCCGGGCTGACCAAGGGCGCTTTGGCGCTTTGCGACGGCCGGTTGAAGACGGAGGAGTGGGAGAAGGACGGCCAGAAGCGCTCGAAGGTCAAGCTGGTCGCCGACAGCTACGGGGGTGTCAAGACTTTCGAAAAGCGGACGGACGACGGCGTGGTCAGCCGGCCAAAGGCTGCGGCAAGGATCGACGAAGAAGATGTACCCTTTTGAGCCGCAGGTGCAAATCATTGACACGGGAGAGGAAATGGTCGAGATCAGGATTACGTACTTGGGAGGCTTGCATGTGTCCCGAAAAGTCTGGCCGGAGCAGGCCGAGGGCCAGAAGTGCAAAGACTTAATTGCCGCAATGCGGCGCAAGGCTGAGCGGTAGGAGAAAGGTATGCAGATTATGATTTATGGAAGCATTATGTGTTTGCTGGGCGGGGTTTGCTGGTCGGCGCTGTGGCTGCAGCACAATGGTCGAGCGCGGGCCTATCGGATGCTGGCCGCGTGGGCGCTCAGCAACGCCGAGGCGCACGACACGCGGGTCCGGCGCCGGGCGGAGTACATGGAGGAGGCGGCATGACTCCCAGCGAAGACCAGCAACGCGCCATAGTCGCGCAGCGGGAACGCGAGGCCGCAGCCATCAACATCGAAGGGATGGATGGCCTTCGCAACACGAACGACACCCTCCGCGTCGCCCTCCACGACCTCGAAAAGCGGCAAGAGGAACTGAAGCTGGCGCTGGAAGTGGCGCGGCGGGAGCGGAACGAGGCGAAAGCGTGGAAGGCCGAGTACAAACGGCAGGTCGCCGAAAAGGACGAGCAGGTTGCGGAGGCCCATTCGCTTCTGTTCAAGACCGAAGCCGACCGCAACACCGCTCTCGCCCAGGCGGCGGAGCTGCGGCGGGACGCGGAGCGTTGGCGATGGGCCAAGTGGCACCCGGGAATCGCGGTGTATGTATTTGACGTCGAGTGGATGGAGCAGCGCGATTTTGACGCTGCGATTGACATGGAGATGCAGCAGGCGCACCCGATTAAGCCTTGCACGAACTGCACGCGGTGCTTGTTTGAATGCCAGAACGGAAAGTGGCAACTCAACGGCCAGACGCACGACTGCTACGGGTGCGACGGGTCTGGGATTGATCAGAAGTGCGAGGAGCACAAAGACGATGACCAATAAAAAACACGCGAGAGAGCTGGAGGCGCAGGCAATGATGTATCCGCAGGGCGAGGTATTTGACGCGCTTATGGCTGGGGCCGCAGCGCTGAGGGAGATGACTGATATGAGAGCCTGCTTTCCTGTAATGCGGGCCTTCTGCGACGCGGCGCTGGCCTTCGCCGACGCCAAGGCGAGCATTGAGGCGCAATCGAACGAGTACAAGCGGACGTTGGCCGCGCTCCAGGCGGCACGGAAGGGGGACAAGTCATTTGGCCTCTTCATCGGGGAAATCAAGGCCGAGGCGCTGGAGGCTGTAGCGGAGAAAGTTGGGAATGCTTACGCTTCCCGAGTGATCCGCGCCGAAGCCGCCCGCCTTCGGGCTGGGGACGGTCGAGATGGGGGCGTGGCATGACCATCGCCCATTGCCGCTCTGAGCAATTACGCTGCGCGGGTGAATTCCACGATGCCGGGGCGCGGCTGGGCTTACACGATTGGTTTGCGGAGGAGTTTCTAATGGAGCAAGAAAACAGGTTACCGAAACCCTACTACGAACACGCCGGGATTACGATTTACCACGGGGATTGCAGGGAGATTCTGCCGGGGCTGCCGAAGGTGGACCTGGTCCTTACGGATCCGCCGTATGGGACGCAGGACCTGGGAGGCGGTTACGGTCGTCGCCAGTTGCATAGCACCGATGGGCGGAACGGGCGCGTTATCCAAAACGACCGCGACTTGTCGATAGTGGAAGCGGTTGCTCCGTTGCTGTGGAATCGGCTCACTGAAGATGCTTGGGTGGTAGTATTTGCCGGGGCCCGGCGAATGCTAGACGTCGGGCAAATAATGCGCGGCGTTGGATTTGAATACTTTGGTTGCTGCGTGTGGGACAAGGGGGCACCGGGGCTTGGGTACACTATTCGCTATTCGCACGAGGATGCGATGGTTTTTAAGAAGGGCTCACCGGCTAAACCTGAGCAGCCTGTTATTTCAACCATTCGGGCCCACGTCGAGCCAACGGATCATCCTCACGAAAAGCCGCTGCATTTGCTGAAGATGCTGTTGCGGCTGTCCAAGACCGGGCAGGTATTGCTAGACCCGTTTTGCGGAATAGGCAGCACTTTGGCGTCTGCAAAGGAATCTGGTATTTCCGCCATTGGGATCGAGATCGAAGAGAAGTATTGCGAGATGGCCGCCAAGCGGCTAGCGCAGGAGGTGCTGTGGTAGTCGAGAATCACATGACGCTGCCCGGGCCCGACCACCCGGCCTACGCCGAGGAGCGGGAGGACGACGGGGACCGCGAGGACCGGATTTATGATCGCTGGAAGGACGAGGAGGAGGAATGATAAATAGAGGATCAAAAGGCAGCCCGGCGACCGAGTGCAGGTGCGGGTCAAGCGCCGGAGTTGAACGCGGCATGTGCGTCGACTGTCGGCGCGAATACGGCCGCGAATACTACCGGCGCAAGCTGGCGACGAACGCGGCGAAAGGCGGGCCGCTGATCCCGCGGGAGAAGCGTGGGTTTTGCCTGCAAAAGAAAAAGCCAGCACCCTATACGGCTATCGCGCCATCTCAGCGAACTCTAGACCCGTACGTGCCGATCGCGCCGGTTTTGGAGGTTGGCCGGCGAATACCGGCGCCAGACGCGCCGATGTGCGAAAAGCTAGAGTGCGTCGAGTGGGTCGCGTATTTTGAGCGGAACGAGATGTTGGAGTGGGCGCGGAGGGAGGCAAATCAATGGCAAAAAACATGAGCAACAATATGCAGTCCGAGCGTGAAGTGGTTCACGACTGCATCTCATGGCTCCGGCGTGAAGGTTGGATCTGTCGACGCCAGCACGTCGGAACATTCCAGCCAGTGTCCGGTGGCGCCGTAGTGCGCATGGGAGAGGAGGGCGAATGCGACTGGCGTTGTATGCGCAAGCGGGGGCCGGATTGCGTTGAGTATTTCGAACTAGAAATGAAGGCGTCTGGGAAAAGGCCACGAGTTAAGCAGCTAGAGTACATGGCAAAGCGTAGGCATCAAGGACTGCACGCGACCTGGGCGGACTCGTTGGATATGTTGCGCAAATGGTATCAGGAGGCAGGCTTTGGAGCATAGTTTACAGCTTTCCGCTCCTGCGGAGATGGGCCTCGCTCATCCTTTTACGGCTTTCAGTAGACGGCGATTTTCCCTTGTTTTTCATCCCTCCATCCACCATTTTTTGAAATCCGGCTTGGCTCCACTTTGGGACTCTTCCCTTCAGCTCCATAGCCAAGTGTTCTGCGTTGGTGGAAAAAAGTTCAAGATTGTCAGGCGTGTTGTTTTTTCTGTTCGAGTCCTTATGGTGGACTACTTCGCTTGCGGCCAGATGGCGGCCCAGGACTCCCTCCATTACGAGCCGGTGCTCTCGGACGTACCCAGCGCGTCCCTTGCCTCCGCCAACAGCGGACGGGTGATCGGGCCGGTAGATAAGGATATATCCATCTTTGTCGGTTTTACGACCGCCATTCCATGCTGGGTTAATGGAACCAGGGCAGGAATGTGCCGGTGGCCTTGGAATTCCAAGGGAGTCGAGCACTTTCCCAATGGCGTGTCGCTCATCTCCGTATCGGCGCGCGATCTCGCTCATTCTCACGCCGCTAGCGATAAGAGATTTAAGTTCCTCGATCGGGACATTCAATGGCTTTGTCTTTCTCTCGAAAATTCCTTTCGGCATATGTTCCTCCGCCTGTCGTAAAATTATAACATGCAACTACGTCAGTATCAAATCGAGGATATAGAAACAATACGAGAAGCCGTGCGCCGGGGGGAAAGGAGAATTCTTTACCAGTTAAGTACCGGAGCAGGCAAAACTGTCGTAGCGTCGGAGATCATACGGCTAGCGTCTGAGCGCGGCAAGCGCATATACTTCGTAGCGCACCGCATGGAATTGATCTCGCAAACGTCAGCGAAGCTTGACGAGATGGGCGTCGACCACGGCGTAATCATGGCCGGCCACGCTCGGGCACGGCCTAACCTTCCGGTGCAGGTCGTCTCTATCCAGACTGCGATCCGCCGCCAAATGCCATGGCGGCCGGATATCGTCTTCGTCGACGAGGCCCACCGGGCGCGATCTAACAGCTACCAGCAGATCATTGAGGCCTGCGGCGATCCGGTGCTCATCGGAATCACCGCGACACCTATCAGGTCCGACAATAAGGGCCTAGGAGGCCAACTATTTAAGGCGATGGTTCGCGGCCCGGGCATCGGCGACCTGATTGACCGCGGCTATCTTGTGCGGCCGAAAGTGTACTCATGGAAGCTTGATCTGAAAGGCATCAAGATGGCAGGAAGCGACTACAGCCAGCCGCAGCTGGACGCAAAAATGAGCGACTCTAAACTGGTCGGTGATGTGTTGCGCGAGTGGCAGAAGCGATGCGCGGACCGCACGACCGTATTATTCGCAAGCGGGATTGGGCATTCAAAGCTACTTGTCCAGGAGTTTCGAGCAGCGGGCGTGACGGCCGAGCACGTCGACGGCACGACGCCGAAGATGGATCGAGAGTCTATACTGGCGAGGCTGGCGGCTGGCGATATCCAGGTCGTCAGCAACTTTGGAGTCCTCTGCGAGGGGTGGGACTGCCCGCGGGTTTCCGCTCTGTCGATTGTGCGGCCGACGAAGTCTTTGAGCCTATATTTGCAGATGGCTGGTCGAGCGCTGCGCACGTTTCCCGGTAAGCAGGATTGCATCATTTTGGACCACGGCGGCTGCGCGATCCGCCACGGCTCACCGGCAGAGCCCCGGGAGTGGTCATTGAGCGAGGATCGCGTGGGGGGCGCAGTCGGCGGCGACACAAAAGATGTCGAAGACCGAATGGACGTTTGCCCTGATTGCGGTCGGTGCTACGAGGTTGGCGAGGTGGACGATTGCGAATGCGGGTATAGTTTTGCCAGAAAAAGAAAAGCAAAGATTCAAGCGGAGGCTGGGGAGCTTCAGCTGTTAGAAGAGCGCCAGGCGTCAATGGGAAAACACCAGAAGACGATTTACGCCAATTTGCTGGCAAAGCAAAAAAACAGCGTGAAGATGGACGGTTCACCGTATTCTGACTATTACGCGTCCGCGGCATTCAAAGGTTTGTTCGGCCGGTGGCCGCCGCGTCGATGGCGGAAGGAACTAGGAGCATACCGATGACCTGCAACATTCAAGCAATCAAATCAGCTATCCAGATGGAGGAATACGCAGCCCGCTACGTGGAATTCAAGCGAGGCGCGGCAATGTGCCCGTTTCATGAGGAAAAGACCGCCAGCTTTCGCGTGAAGGGCGAGTTTTTCAAGTGCTTCGGGTGCGGCGTGGGCGGCGACGTCATCACGTTTGCCGTAAAATATCACAACATCAGCATCAGGCAGGCTATTGATTTACTAGCAGGCGAGGCCGGGATTGATCTTGCGCCATTGGTAAAATTAAGCGCCTACGACCGCGCCAGAGAGCAACGCATTGCCGCTGAGGCCGAGGAGTGGCGAAATCAAGTGCGCAAGCGAGCGAAGAATTGG